TGGCGCTGTTGGCCCCTTTAGGAATCTTGAAGTCGCTGAAATTCGGCGTCAGCGGTGAAGCATCTGCCGGGGCCACATAGTTGCCCATGAAGTTGAACGAGAGGCTGGGAATCGCGCCGCGTGCAATGGACAGGCTGAAGCTGCCCCGCGCACCCGTGATCTGGTGCTTGATGCCGTCCATGAAGACTTCGATGGTGACGGAATCAAAGTCGGCGGATACCGGGGTATATTCGGTGTCCGTCCCCGAGGTGATGGTTTCGTCAAAGCCACAAGCCATCAGCGCATCGCCATAGGCAGGCCGGGTGCCTGCCGTGCCGGAGGACGCCAGTTCGACATCGAAGCTTAGTTCGACGTGCTGATCCAGTTGGATGCTGGACGACTGGCCGAAATATGGCCGGACGAAATCACGGGTGGCGGAATTGCCAGCGAGCGGGGTGAGTGAGACGTTGCTGACGAGGAAGCAGTCGGTGCCTGCCAGCGTTGCAGCGGTGCCGAAGGTCGTTTCCTTCTTCAGCGCCACCAGGGTTTTGTTCATAAACAGGGCCATAGCGGACTCCGGGTTTTAAGCCGGGGTCGCTATGCCCTGAGTGCCTCTTGCGAAGGGTCGTCAGGACGGGTGCCCGTCGTGGTGTTAAAAAAATCAGTTCAGGCTTTTTCGGCCTCTTTCATCCAGTCCTCAAGGGCGCTGATAGCCCCCTTGGCAACGCGGATAAGCGTCTTAATCAATACTTTCGTGTGAGGTTTCATCCGTTGGCTCTGTCGGTAGCGGTTCGGGTATGAAGGTTTTCTTTGTGGTCTTGGCTTTCACCTCGGCCACTTCGACACAGCAGCGGGCCTTGGGGGCCGTGGCCGGTGTCAGCAAGGTGCGTTCACCCGTCATCGGGTCTTTGGTCCATGTCGCCATCAGGTGGCCTCCAGGTGGTCAAAGTAAAAGCTGTAGGCGTACTCATCGCGCCATACCGTGTAGCCCGCATCAAGAAACTCCATGCGCCCTGCCCGGTAGGTGATCGGGTCACCATTGCTTTCGGGTTGGTAGTCGATAATCGCGTCCCGGACTGCATCGCGCAGTGGTAGCAGGTCATCCAGCGTCGCGGTCCCCATCACCAATCCCAGCCGCACCTCAATGCGTTGCAGAGCGGGTGCATTGACGCGCTGGTTTGGCCCTGCGGTTTCCGCAAGGTCGGTAATCCAGACGGTCGGCCCATTGGCGAGACTTGCCGTTTCCGGCGGTAGCCCAACCACCACCTTGCCACTCAGGCCGGTGACGGTTTCCAGTTGGGTCACGATCCCGTCGATGTTCATGCCGGGGCCATCCTGGCCTTGCGAATGCCGGCCGAGTCCACGTCATCGATCTCGATCACTGTGTATTCGGTATCGCCCACGGTCACGGCGGACCGCACTTCGATTTCAGGGAAATCCGCTGCACGAAACATCAGATGTGCGCCGTTGACCATCTGCACGGTGTTGCCCAGCATCATGTCATCCTGCGGGGTGACAATCGCTGTGCCTTCCACGTCGTCAATGCTGACGGCGCTGCCAAAGACACGTTCAAGAGAACCGTGAGCTAGGCTGGCGAGTTGGTCAAAGGCGCTGGCCATCAGTCTTAGGCGACGGTGCCAATGCGACGGTTGAAGTGAGCCAGGATGGAGGTGACTCCATTACCTGCTGCCTCCCAAGCCACTACGCAGTTGCTGACATCGCCGGTCGCCGGAGTGGCCGCGTTGTCGTCAAACTTGCCTGCCGATGCGTCCCAGATGATGTTTTCACCCTGGACAATCACTGCGCCAGATACTTTCGGCACCGTGAAGACGCCTTCGAGATATACCGATCCGCTGGCACCATTGGCGATGTCCACCGCCGCAATACCCATCAGCTTGCCGATAACCACGACATCGCCGGAGGCGACTGCCGATCCGGTGCCGTTGGTCCAGGTGATGACATCACCATCCGTTTTGAAATTGTTAGCCATTTGCGTTCCTCAATGAATTAGCTGGTGGGGCGGCGTACCGCCCCGTTCAGTCCGCTGGGGATCAGGCCCCATCGTTCCAGTAGATGCCGCGATAATCGACGATGCCGACACCGAAGGGCAGCTCAACCGACCAGGACAAGCCCTTGGTGCGGAATGACTCTTCCTGCTGAATGCGCGGGTTCTGGTTGCCGTCGAGGAACACGACTTCGATGACGGGTGCATCGGTCGGGTTAGCCAACAGATACCAGCCCGTGGAAAGGCGCGGCGTGTCAATGACGGTGCTGATGAGGCCGTTGACCTTATTCGGAACCAGCAGGCGAGCCGCAGAGTCCGGGTCATACTGAGATCCAGCAACCACGCGGGCAGTACCGCCCATGCTGATCGGGCAAAGCAGGATGCTGGGGCGGATGTTCAGATAGTCATTGCTATCGTTGTCCATCTGCTGGGCCATGGCGACGCGGCCAGCATCCACAGTGGCGACGCTGATAGCGCCACCAGAGGTCTGGATGTTGCCGTGAGCAGAACTCAACAGGGCGTTTCCGTCCGACATATTCGGATTAGAAATCAGCTTCGCGTAAACAGCCGCCTCAATCGTGCGAGCGGCGGCACGGCCTAGCGCGGTGGACTGATTAGCGATCCAGTCGAAGTCATCGTTGACGATGGTTTCCGGCGTGACGCTGATGATGTTGCCGAAACGGCTGGCCTGTACGCTTTCAGCGGTGGCGTCGCTGATCGGCATGTTGGTCAGTTCGCCTGCTTCATTGACCGCAGTCAGGTTAGCCAGCGAGCCACCGCGCAGACGCTTCCATGCGCGGAAGTCAGAGACTGAACCCACGCGGGAAATCTGCCGCCAGGTGTCGGGAGCCGTCTGGTAAGCCGCCAGCAGCGTCTTGTGCATGACGTTTTCCAGCAGGACCGGGAAGTCGCTGGTGGTCTGTCCATTCCGCAGTACGGCTTGCGCCATGCTGTCGTAGCTCATGCCGCGCGTGTTGGCACCGGACTTTTCCAGAGACATTCTGGCGAAGTCAGACAGGCGCATGCCTCTGAACTCGTTACCTGCCAGATCTTCGTGCTTGACGAGACCGGCACGGGCCAGCAGGGCTTCTTCCATACCGCGCAAGGCTTTCTCTTCATGGGTCTTGCCCATTTCGAACTGGCTCGGCGTTGCGCTGGCGTCAGACTTAGCGGCCATGGCATCCAGAACGGAGGCGCGGGCTTCGTCAATGCTGATGCCTTTGTCGATCAGCTTGTCGGCAAAGGTGTCATCCAGCTTGGCCTTGCGAACGGCATCACGGATGGAGGCAATGCGGGACAATTCCTGACTGCGAACCTGTGCGCGAATTTCGTTCACGTCGGGTGCAACAGGGGTTTCAACCGGAGCCTGAACTTCGTCAGCCGGTGTTTGGTTTTCTGAAGGTTCAGACATGCTGTTACCTCTGATGGTTAAAGAAACTGAATGCAGTTCTTGCGAACCGCGTATTTGCGCGGATGAATCCGCAGGGATGGTTACGATGGAGAGTTCCATCGGTTCCCAATCGGTCGCCCGGTACGTCGGCATTCCGCCGCGCTCGGTGGGCTTCTCGATCTCGTATTCGTGAACCTGGTAGCCCACGCTGATGTTTCTGAGAATGCCTGCCCGGACATCGTTGATAATCGGTGCCACGTCTTCACGGTCGCTGAATCTGACGGTGGCGCGGCCTTGGTTGCCATCAATCCAGGCTTTTTCCACCACACCGATCACGGCATCGAGTGAACGCGCATCGTGATTGGCCAGTAGAGGCGCGCCGGAGTTGAGCCGATCCATGCGGATGGCCTTGGCATCCAGTGACAGTTCTTCCAGATACGGCCCTTCCATCCAGTCGAAGCGGCGGACCTGTGCGCCGGTCGTCCACACCAGTTCGACGGTGCGGGCGTCCTCGTTGTAGGTCTGCGGCTGGACAGCGGCCCGCGTGGATAGCATCGGGATCTGTTGTGTGAGTTCAGGCATTCATCGCTCCTGTTTGCGTATCGGTGGCGCTGACTTTTGGCTTGGCGTCGAAACGGTAATCGCTCTCGACAATCACGCCAGCGGCATCGAGTTTTTGGAGGTATTCGGCTTGTTCAGCCAAGACAGAATCGGGGTCGTAGCCTTGGGATCGGATGGCTTCGGGTAGCGTCATGAATCCGGCCCTGACAGCGGTGAGTAGCGCGTTCCATTCGCGTGCCGGGTCAACCAATGTTCTGGAGGGTGGCGTCCACTCGGCGGTGAGGTCGGTGGTGTTGACGCCTTGAATGGCAATGGTCTGCTTGAACCAGGCAAAAACCCCGTGACAGAAGCGCGGAATAAACAGGCTCCACTGCCAGGATTCGACGTTGCGGCCCATCTCCATTGCGCCGAGACGGGCGGAGGAGAAATTGACTTCGGACAGGTTGCCGGTCAGCGCCTCGAAGGTAATGCCGAGGCCAGCGGCGACACGGCGCAAGCAGGCATCGCGGAATTGCGGGTCTTCAGCGGCGGGGGGTGGTGAGGAGAACTCAATCCGCCGCCCGCTCTTCATCATGTAGATGGTGCCGGGTTGCAGATCGGGGATTTCGTCATCCATTTCGTCAGCCATGTCGCTCGGATCGTCCGAGTACATGAAGCCCGCAAACAGGTTTTGTATCTGCGCCTTTTTCAGCATGGCGTCGTCGTAGATGCCCAGCTCGCGCAGGGTGACGATGACGGAGGCCAGCCACGGCACGCCGCGTTCCTGACCGGGCCTATCCTTCCGATAGAGGTGAATGATGTCCTCTGCCGGGACGCGGGTGTATTGCGCAGGCGAGAGGTTAATCAGGTCAGAACCGGGGTGGACCTTGTAGAGGTAATACGCCACGCGACGACCGAGCGTGTCGTACTCGATACCGCGCTGAATGACGTTATTACCGACGGCACCGGAAAGCTGAACGGTAGTGATGCCGCTGAGGTCATCCACCAGCAAATCCGGTTCAATCACCTGAAGCTGGAACGGTACCGGGAGGTTGTCTTCTGCACGGCGGGAGCGCATGCGAATCAGGCATTCGCCGGATTCCGCCAGCGAGCGCATGGCAATGGCTTGCAGACCATAAAGATCGTGCATGCCGTCCGCATCGCAAGCGGTGGTCTCTGCCCAGGCATTCCACAGGCTTTGCGCTTGCCGGGTGCGTAACGCGCTCGGCGCTTTGAGTTGGGCGCGGATACCGTAACCCACCGTGTTGTTGACGATGACGCCGATGCCTTTAGCCGCCCACGGGTTATTGCGGACCAGATCGCGGGATCGGTTGCGGAGTGCGCCGGGGGTCTGAATCGCGGCATTCGCATCGGTTGCCGGAGCCAGCCAGTTCGAGAGACGGGGGGCGCGAGAGCCGCCGTCATAACGGCGAACCTCGGTCGTCGGACGTGGCGGGGCCACCTTATCGGCCACCACCTTGACGAAATCAATTACGGCACTCATAGCCCGCTGCTCGTCAGCGGACGCCAAGCGCGGCCACGGGCCGTGGTTGGCAACGCAACACCCAACTCGGCTTTCATCTGGTCGCGCAGCTTGGTCAGTGCCTCCAGTGATTGATACACCACCACCCGCCCGTCGATTTCAACGCGCAACGTGCCGGAGGCGATAGCCGCCTCAATGGTGTCAAGCTGGGTTTGGGTGTATGCCATGCCGCACTTTTTACGCGGCAGGCGTCAAGCGTTTTAGGGGGGAACGCTTTACAGGATGGCGGAAGATTTGCGGGCGTTATGGACGGTTTGCCGTGTGACGCCGAGACGGGCGGATATTTCAGCAGGCGTCAGTCCCTTGCTGGACAATTCGGCAATCCTGGCCTGCCTGACCAGGTGAGCGCGACGGGCGATATAGACTTCATCACCGCCGAACTTGACGCGCCATGCCTGTATTTTGGCGCGGACTTCGGACACGATGCCGTCAGCCTGGGCGGCTTGCAGGGTGTCGCAGATCATGCTTTCCAGCGCGTCTATCGGATCAGCCACGGTCCCTCTCGAAATAGCCCTGACATTCAGCGCAGCGGACGGCGTAGGGGAAAATCTTCAAGCGTGCCAGAGGAATATCATCGCCGCAGTCATTGCAATCGGTGGACTGCCGGAACTGCGCGTGTGGCGTGATGGGCCGAGTGTGATAACGGCGCATGGCCCGGTCGAGATACTCCTGGGCGCGGTCGGCGTCATCGGCCATTAGTGACACTCTCCAACCAATCGAGTAATGAGGTGATATGTAAAAGCTCCACCGAGAATCACGGTTAGGGCCATTGCAACCACCCCGATTATCATGACGATAGGCGTCAACACATCCAGCCAATGCTCGATCCTGGATACTTTGCTTAAGTCGCGAGCCATTACTGTCGCGGGGCTGTAAGCCGAGTCAATGTCAGGTCAATCTCGCGCAGACTTTTTTGAATCTCGCGATACTTGTCGTCTTGCTTTTCCAAGTGAGTCTTGAATCCATCCTCCAGTTGCCCGAGTCGGTATTCGTGCTGTTGCACCATGTTCCATACGGCGAAGACCGCCACCACCACCGTTCCGATAATCTTCAGCCAGTCGCTCATTGATCTGCTCCTAATCCATTTCACAAGAGAGGTGAGCCATGAGTCCGTACTGTCTGATTGAACGTGGTTGATACTCGCCATATTTAAGTTCCTCGTCTTCAATCACTGCGGGGCTGATGTGGCAACTGCACCCGGTTTGAGTAAGGATCGCGCCCGCACATAGCCGCGCAGCAGCGTATCGCCGCAATCGTTGGCGGTTACTTTGTCGCCTTGGATGTCCAGCAGGCAGTCGGTGCCGATGGGCGGCATCACCAGGGTCGGGCAGGCTTTGGCTTCGGGGAATTTGAGATTGGGCGCAACTTGCACCGGGGCGCAGCCTGTCACGACCACCGCGACGATAAAGCAGGCCAAAAAAAGCATGTACCCGACGACCTCAGTCATCATGTCTTGGTAGGGGTCTTTCATGACAGCGCCCAATACAGGACGGCAGCGAGTCCGAAGGCGATACAGGTGACGATGCCGACACCGATGAGGATCTGATTGAGGAAGTCGTCGGTCATGACAGGTATAATTCCAGCGCCCAGATAGGTTTAGCGGCTGAACGCAAGACATCAATCACCTTGCTTCTGGGCATCCAACAGTGATTGTTCACCATTGATTGAGGTGATTTATGCCGAAGATACCCCGCACCTGTACTGTTTGTGGCGCGACATTCTTGCGCAGTGTTACGGTGACTGAAGAAGCGAAAGGATGGGGAAAGTTTTGCTCCAAGTCTTGTAGGTTCAAGATTTTGAATAAGTCCCATGGACACTATTCGGATAAAAAACCTTCTCCAACCTACGTAACGTGGCAAAGCATGAGGCAACGCTGTAACGATGTTGGGTCCGATAGATACGAAAGATATGGAGCAATTGGTGTTACAGTCTGCCCAGAGTGGACGAATAGCTTTGCAGCTTTTCTCCAAGATATGGGTCCGCGCCCAAAAGGAAAAACTCTTGACAGAATTGACAATTCTCTTGGGTATAGTAAGGACAACTGCCGCTGGGCTACTCCAAAAGAACAGTCCCACAACCGGCGCACAAATGTACTCATCGAATTTGAGGGAGAAATGATCCCTTATGCTGAGGCTGCAAGACGGGCCGGAGTCAATAAATACCTTATCTATGACCGTATGAAGCGTGGCTGGCCGAAGGATCATTTGTTTGATCTTCCTAGGCGGAAAGGTACAAGGCCATTTCAGCCCGCCGACGCCTAGTCAGCCCAGCCATAACCTTCCGGTTAGCTTTATTCCACTTCAGGAACTCACCGGCGGCGGATTTGTATTTTCCCTGCCGGTGATACTTGAGCAGCGTGGACCGCGCCAAGTTACCTTCTCCGCAATTCAGCGTGAATGACACAAGTGCATCAAACTGATTCTGCGTCACTGGTACGCCATCAAGTTGTCGCATAACGGCACTTTCGAACTTCCGCACATCTTGATGGAAGTATTTCCATGCTTGCGCTTCAGTGATCTTCATACCGCGCTTTACTTCACGGCCTGTATGCCCAATACCGATGGTCCAAGGCTCCCCGCCAGTTCCAGGATCAGGGTAAGCTTCAAGTCGAAGCCCCTCGAACTCACGAATCAGATTTGCGCCTTTAGGTGAGATATTCATTCCCGCCCACGCTTGAGGACGCTTTGAATATCCTCGGCGGTGTCGAGGATTTCTTCGGATTCCTTTCGGGTCAGCCCGCTGCCGGTGGTACGCCACGCGACAATGGCCATTACCACCATGCCAAGCGCCAGCAGGATGGTGCGCTCGGTGCCGGTGTCCATGGCGGTGATGGCAGACATCGCCAGCCAGACGACCGCCTGCCAATTCATGCCGGTGCTAGTGGTCATGGTTTGCTCTCAATCTGGCCGGTTGACTTGGCGACCCAGAGAACTGTGTGAATCACCCAGTCCACCACGACATCGGCCAGGTCGCCCGCCAATTCCTTGATGA